TCTTGGTAGGTTGGGGATGTGTCAATGTAGATTGGGAGTGCTGGCGCAACAGCGTCGGGAAAGTTGTCGCGGGTAAAGCCAAAGCGATGGATAGTCGTGTTGTCTTCCTCTGCCACCCACGTCTTCAGTTCGTCGTCTTTTCTCAGCCGCCACAGCGTGCCACGTAGGGAAGTCATGAACTGATTACGTTCCGCTTCTGACAAAGATGTTATGTCTTCTTTTGTGTTGATAATATTCATGGTGTTTCCTTAGTCAAGTTGCAGGTGGTCACAGACAAAGAACGACCCGAGGCTGCCGCTCGAGGCCGAGGCAGCGGGGCTCCAGTCCGAGCAGCGCGAACCGGCGTTCGAGCCGTTGCCCCAGTCGCCGCCAAATCGCGCAGAGTTTGGCGCGTTGTATTCCGAGCCACGGCCTTCAGTGTTCGCGTTCCATGACGCAGCGGCGGCGGGGCCACCCCTATCGCGCCCCCACACATTCAGCACGCCAGCCGACTGCATGACGCCCCACTTGGATGTGTAGGCGGCATTAAGGATGGTGCTACCTTGGTCGCTGCCAACAGACGATGCCTCCGTGGTGCCATAGGCCAGCGACATGTATTCTTGCTGTGTAACTGTCCGCTTACCAAATGCCGTAGAAAATTCTTGCGCCTCAAACCATGTGTAAGAGCCGTATGTAGTGGAGCCGTTGCCGCCGAACATCGTGGGCACTTTGGGGGGGCTTGAGCCGTCAGCCATAGTGACGTTGTATTTGCTTGAGCCGTTGGTAATAGCGTCCACGCCTGTTAGGTAGATGTCAGACCAAAAGCCGCCACCCACTAACGTCATGCCGCGTGGGTCTGGGCAGGCAGGACGCCACTTTAAATCCCAAAGGGAATATTCATTGATTGCAAGTGTTGTATCTCCCCCGCTTGTGCCTGTGGCGTTACCCCCTGGCGCGTAATGAAACCCGCCAATCTTGCGCGTATTTGCGGTGGTGTAGCCCGTCGGCGCGGAAAAGTTGGCATCAGCCCGCACCGTGCCATCAGTAGCTGCGTAGATGGCGTAGTCGGTGCCAGCGGTGAGTGTTGGCATGACGACTGCTGTGGCGGCGGCGAAGGTGAGCAGGGTTGCGGCGACGGTTAGGGTTGTGCCGGCTTTGATGCTGATTGTGCCGGCGCCGGTTTTGGTGAAGGCTACGGAGGTGGGGTCGGCTTTAAAAAACAGCCCTGCGCCGCCGCCACCAACAGACCCCCAAGATGACCCTGAGTACCCCTCGAAAGAGCTTGTATCACTGTTAAAGCGGAAGTGGCCAGCAGTGGGCGAGCCATCACGCTGGGCCTCCGTTCCAGTGGGTATTTTCGCGCTGCCGGTGGCGCTGGTCTGCTCCGAAATGGTGACGCCCAATGCGTCTACAGTGACCGGAGCAAAACCATTAAATGTTGATGTGCCTGTTACTGCTAGTGCACCAGAGTTCACAGCAGCCAGCGTAGAGGTTCCTGATGCCGACAGCGTGGTAAATGCACCTTACTGCTAGTGCACCAGAGTTCACAGCAGCCAGCGTAGAGGTTCCTGATGCCGACAGCGTGGTAAATGCACCTGTAGATGGTGTTGTAGCGCCAATGGTTGAGCCGTCAATCACAGCCCCATCGAGGCTCATGGCCACCGACGTGCCGGTCGCCGAAAACAATGCGTCAACGGTGTCTAGGTCTGTGTTGACCTTGGTTCCCCATGTGTCGGTGCTTGCCCCGACTTCTGGTTTAACCAGGCCAAGGTTTGTGGTGGTGGTATCAGCCATATTTAATTCCTATGCGGCAATCTGCCAGTTTTCGGTTGTGTCTGTAATTGGTGTCCATGTCGTGTCGCTGTCCGCGACCTCGGACCAATCCTCTGACGTGTCCGACTCCACTTCCCATTTTAGGCGTGCAAAGCACGTCATGGTAGATGCGTCAACGACATCAAAGGCAAAGGGCATCACCCTGTTGCTCTGTATATTTATCTCTGAACCCGCGACTATGGTGACGGCCTGGTTGACCACCACGTTGGAGCCAACGACCATGTCCGCGTTGGTTGCAACCGTCGCGCTCATAAACGCGACGCGCACGCCGTTCACAACAATCAACGAGGCACCGCTTATTGATGCCGAGCCTACGCCGATGCGTTGGCCAGATGCAGCCACTGTGCTGGCGTCCTGTACGGCAGCAGCTCCCACCGCGTACCTCAGGCCGTTGGCCAGCATTGTGGACGCATCCGCAATTGATGCGGCCGAGTCTCGAACAATTTGCAATTGATGCGGCCGAGTCTCGAACAATTTGAGCTGACGCTGTGGATGTCGACGCGCAAGCCACGGCAAACGCAGCGTCCTTAATGACAAAGGCGTTTGTCGCCATCGCGCCGGACGCGGCAACGTCAAAAGCACCAAACGCGAAACGAACGCCAGACACTGCAACAGTGCTGGCGCTAACTACGTCGGCGGCTCCAAGACTTACGCCAAAGGAGTAATTGCCCCCGCCGTAGTAGCCGGAGCCGTATGCCGCCATCTTAGGTAAGCGTTACGGTCAGGCTGGTGGCCGGTATGCGGAACACGTCGCCGTCGTTAATCGTGCGCGATGTAGTGAGCGGCGCCCAAGCCAGCATATTGCCGCTGCTGGACGCGTCAAAGATAGCAGCCCAACCAATGTCTCCCCAGTTGCCACCAGACGCCGCATCAAATTCAATGGCCGCACTGTTGGTGGCTGCGGTAGCCGTACCGGACACGGTTATGGTGCCAGTAGCCTTGCGTGCGTATGCGCTGCCTGACACCTCGGTGCCGCCGCCTGTGTCGCTGGGTGCTGAGGTAAACAGGCCAACGTACCAGGCTGTTGGCCGCGTCGCGCTGTTGGTTGTGAAAAGCCAGTTAAGTACTAAGCTCTCCGTGTAGTCGTTAAATGATGACATTTATCTCACTCCAAATGATGCGGTGCGCACGTTCAGTGCCCCGCCTGATGTTGCTGATCGCTCGTCCGCCTGCTTCATGGCCTCAACCGCAGCCGCGTACAGGGTGGTCCAGATACCAACCCGCTCGTCGTCCTTCAGGTAGGGCGCTGCCTGTAGCAGTGCGCCATACAGGTAGGCGTCTGGGTGCGACGTCAGAATCCAGTTGGTAGCCACCGCCCCGGACAGTTTGGCGATCTTGGCGTAGTAGTCAAGCTCTGCTGTGTATGAACCGTCTGGCTTGGGGCTGACTCGTATTTGGTTACCAGACACCGTGAAAAATATAGGCTTGCCCGACGCGCTAGATGTCTGCGCATCGTTTGCGTCCATGTCCTCGCGACGGTAAAAAGTCAAAGGCTGGATGGGCGTTGTGCTGGTGATCTTGATTGTGCTGATCTCCAGGAAATCAGCCGGCACCGCGCTGTACTGCGTATCAATGGTCGCTGTTGACCTGGTCATCATCTGACGCGTGCGCAAAACACGCTCCATGCCAGCCTCGGCCAAGGTGATAAACGTGGGTATAACCGCCGACAAGTCGTCGCGGTTTAACCAGTCGCCGATGGTCGTCTGAAGGTTGGTGTAGGTGTCAATGGCCATGGTCTAGATCATACCCTCGTGAATGTGCTTTGGTTCGTAAGCCATGACTAAACAGTTCCTGGCCGCGTGCGGAACACGCGGTTGTCCGAATCATTGAGCCATTTCTTCATGGCCGCAGGATCATCTAAGATGCCTTTGCGCTTCAAGTCATAAAATATGGCCATCGGTATGGATGCAACTTTGTGCATGTCGCCCTGCCAGTTGGCCCGCTCATCAACTTGATTAAAACTTTGTTTGTTGGACTCGGCAACGTCCTCGACATCTTGCACCGTCTGGATTGTCACGGAGCCGTCGTCGTGGTCATGCCAGTACTGCTTCTGGCCAATGGCAGCGTTTTCAGATACCAGGCGTTTGTTGATTACTGTCATATGTAAAAAGGGCTGGTTTATTAGACCAGCCCTTTGTCTCTTAGGAAGTAGTCAAGTCAGCGGCGATGCCGTGAGCCTTTTCAGTTTTAACGCGGTGACCCCACTCGCACAACATCAAGCGCTTGTCAGCGTCGCCGGTCTTGGCCATCTCAATCGTTTGCATTGGGCGCAAAAAGTCGATTGAGGCGTACTCAGGATCGATCACAAATGCGCTGCGTGCTGATTGGAACCGGTTGGGAACAATTGAAACGTTCCCAAAGTCGCTGACGTAGATGTCGGCGGCGGCCACGATAGTGCTTGGCTTGGCGCCTGTAGTGTTGAAACGCTGGCCAGCAATACCCGCAAAGGCTGATGCGGCTTGCTTGTTAAAGCTGCCAACCATCAGAATCTTAGGCGTGCCGCCTTCGGTCCAAACCTGCTGAATCACGTCCTTCAAAATCACCTCAGTAAAGTCGCGCTGGGTTCCGTCAGTGCGGGGGTCTGTTGGAACCGTGGTGTAGACAGGGTCTGTACCGTCGCCAGCCTTGTTGCTATTGGTCTTCAAGTAGGCTTGCAATGACGCAGTAGAACGTGCGGTTGTAGCGTCGCCAGCCACTGCGGCTTGGTTGTTCAGACATGAGAACTCTATATCGCGCTTCAGCTCAGAACCACGTTTTGCGATTTGGTAAGACAACTCCTGACGTCGGCCGGCAGTATTCACCTTGTCTTGCGTACCAGAGATCACGACCGACTTGCGGCTGATCTGTGCGTAGTTCTGCAAGCGCACGGTTGCCACAACGGCGTCGTATGCGGTCTCGTCGCCCTCCAACTGAATGTTAGCGCCAGCTGCTGCCAACGAGTCGGTTTGGTAGTCAAACGCGGTGTTGGTGATTGTGCCTTTGCCAATGTTGGAAACGTAAGGCGTTTCCTCTGGGCTGATTGAATAAATTACATTAGAGAGGTCTTCGCGAATGCCCTTTGCGGCATATGTTGCGAATGTATTGGTAGCCATTGTCATGATGATGTCCTAAAAAGTTACAAGAATTTTTCGATCAGGCTGGCCGCATCTTTGATGCTTCCCGTCGATCTGAGACGCTGCTGCGACTTCTTGACCCCACTGTTTTTTTGGCTGTTGCCGGTGGTCCCAGGTCTAACTGACTTGGTTGCACTTGGGACCGGTTTGATCTGCTGCCTCTTGCTAACAATCCCGCGATACTCCGCGATGGTGTTAAGTGCAAGTAGCATGCGGTGATCAGTGATCCCGTTCAGCTCTTGGTCTGAAAATCCAATTGACTTACCCGCATCGACCCACTTCTTTTTTTGCGTGGACGCCATTTCTGGGTCACGCAATGTCGGTAGTGCTTCAATTAGGGCCGCCTTCTGGTTCTCCAGATAGCCGCGCATGTGCTGCTGCTGCTCCGCCTGCTGTGTCTGGGCTAGTCTTTGTTGCTCCGACTGGATGGCGTATTGCCTCTCCTGTCGTTCGCGACCTAGCTCCTTTTGCCTCACCCACTCAATTGGGTCGCTCTCATAAAGCGCATTCATATCGATGGGTGACGCGTCAGCTTGGGCTAACTGCTGCTGCAATGCGCCTAACAGTTGGGCGTATTGTTGCCGCTCTTGCCGCACAATATCAAACTCTGCCTGAGCTTCTTTACGCTCTTGGGCAAGTGCTTGCGTCTTGCGCGTGTAGTCAGCAGTTCGGCTGTAGCCGTTGGTCAAGTCTTCAAGTGAAACCTCAGTGTCCTTGCCGTCAATTTTGACGGTGAACTTCTGCCCCACCGGGTCCTGACCTTCGTCTTCATCCTCGTCTGACTCTTCGTCATCTGACTCGTCATCCGCTGCGTCGTCTGCAGATTCGTCGTCATCTAACTGTTCGGACTCGTCAACCTCGTTGATCTCGTCCAGCTGCGCCTCTGAGTCTTGTTGGTCTCCGTCTCCGGACAACATTGCCTCAATGGCATTGGCTGCACTATCTGCAGTCATTGGGTTATGAACACTGGCTGGTGCCGTGGTGCCGTTGGCCATATTATCTCATCCTAATTACAGTTTGGAGTTACGCTCCAGATGTTTACCAGCTAGTTTGCCGGTGTCAACGTAGGACTGGAGCGCTGCTTTGAAGTCTTGTAGGACGCTAATGCTCGCAAAAGCACGCTCCCTCTTGACTACATCGTCAACTGTACTGGTTTTCCAGTCGTTGATGTACATGCCCTCCAGGTCTGCCAGTGCTGATTGGATGATGGGGTCGTCCATCAGGCGCTGGGCCGTCTTGCCTCGATTAAATTTGTCTTGGCTGTCCATTAGAACTGGCCCTGCCGCACCTGCTGTGCCTGCTGGCCCTGCATCTGGTTCATGCCACGCAGTGCTTCGCGGTCACGCTCCATCATCGCCTTGATGCTGGCCACGTCCACCTGCGTGCCGTACTTGAGCTGCATCTCCTGTGCTCGCAGCATAAAGTCGGCCTCTTGGCGGTCGCGCTCGCGGTCGTCTGATCGGATCATCTTTTCACGATCAAGCTCCAGCTCTGCTGCTTTTTTCTGGATGTCTGCCTGAATACTTTGAGCCTGTACCTTGGCCAAAATCTCCTCAGGCGTTGGCTTCTCTTCTTTTTGCGGTGGCGCGTAGTCCGCAGGCACGGCATTGAAGAATTGGCTTGAGTCCTTAAATCCTGCCAGCTCCACCATCTTGCGGACCGTGTAGCTAAACTGCGCCGGCGACACCAGCGGGTTTTGTGGACCCATAGTCATTAGCGCCTCTTTTTGGATGTTGGAGATCATGTTGAGCATAGCCATCTTCTGCTCAACGTCTCCATTGCCAAGCGCCACGTTCGTGGTCACGTCCATGCTGCTATTCCATGACCTGGGGTCAATGGCCACCCACTCATTGCGCAATCGAACCATGCGCTCTTTGTCCTGATGCGTGACGATCAGGTGCAGCAGGTTCTTAAACAGGGTTTTCATCCCGTTGCTCAAAATCCGGGTGATTAGCTCCAATCGCATTTGGCTGGCACTGACGGTGGCCGCCACTGCTGCCTTGGTTGAGCTTTGCAACGCGTCCGCGTTTAATCCCATCGCGGCCTTGCTCATGCCGGTGCGGTCTTCTTTGACCTGGTCCATGTAGTCCAGCATAGAGAACGCTTCGCGGCCAACAAACGGCGTGGTCAGTGGCTGAACCATGCCAGGCGCCCGCATACGCACAATCGCCCCGGTCTCATTGTTCAGCACGTCGTCCATGTTGACCTGACCCTCCACCACAGCCGTGCGTGGGTGAATGCTTTGGGCCAACGAGTCCAGCGTGTTGCGCAGTATGTCGCTCTTAATTTCCTGCAGGTCCTTGGTCAGGTCAAAGATGCTGGTCGCCTCAAGTGGCGAAGTGTGTGGCTCCGGGTCGCAAGGGAAGGCCGCAAATGGGATCATGTCCGCCGGCACGTTGCGAACAATAGTAAAGCCCTCGCCTAAACAGCACAGTTTACGCAGCTCTGGCAGGCCGTCGTTGTCGTAGTCAATTCGTATCCACGCCTCGATG